CTCCAATAGAAGCATCTTTGTTTTCTGCTGCTGGTGTGTATCCCGCCCAAATACCTGTTTCATCTTCGTTGAATTTTCCATACTTAGTAGCAATTTCAATAAGCGCTGCTGCTAAATCTTGTTCTTCTGGAACTAAACCTGCGGCAGTGATGGAGTTTGATTTCTTTGTTGAACGAGGATGAGATGCTGGAAGTAAATCGTTATCTGTTGTGTAAGCAGAATTAGAAGGCTTGCCAGACTTTAGTAAACGTAAAAAAGCATTGACGCGACCCATAGCCCATTGATTACGAGTCATTCCAGGACGATGTGAGACAGAAAACGCACCTGCACCACGACGATAAACAGCCTTGAGCATTCCTAATGAAGCCTTGCGACCTGGAGAAGCCTTCTCATTGTGCTTAGCAACTTTTTCTTTCAAAGATTTTTCTATAGCAGCAGAGAAGTTTACTTTGCGTGCTGCCTTGGTTCCTTTGGCACTGCCCTTTTTATTTTTTGAAGAACCTTTAATTCTGTCTTTTGCTGGAGCAGGAGTTTGAGAGATTGTTCTTTTACCTTTTGCTGCAAAGTTTGAATTATCTGAAGCATCAACAGGAACACAATTAGGAACCATTTTTCCGTCTTTACCTTTTTTCATTCCTACTTGTTTGTAACCTTCCCAGCAAGGACCACTGCCAGCAGTTACAGCAGAATCAGAAGAAACTAAAATGTCAAAAGACTCTTCAGACATTTTCCTGTCCCTCTACTGCTGGTTCAGCGGTAGCGCCTTTTAGAATTTGCTCAACGCTTTCTGGAAGCGGAGCAACTGAAGACTCTTGCTGAGTTTGACGGACTTTGTCCATAAAATCTGGAGCAATAGATGCAAGCATTTGCTCTGATAACTCTGGAGTAATTGCGCCCTTCTCATACAACATACGAATTGCAACTTCATTTGCTGTAGGAGCGTCTGATTGAGAGAAGCCGTGAGCACGACGCCATGTTTCTTGTGAAATAACACCACGGTCATAACCAGAATCTGCATCAGCAGCACGGTCATTGCGGGTTGAAACTGCGCTTGGGTCATACCAAACAACAATGCGGTCAACTTCAGATGGTGAGTAGCCTTGTGCGATTAGATAAGGACGCAAGTAAACAATTGTTAGTGCGTCAGCAATCAGCAACATCAAAGGCTCAATGTGAGCCTTGTATAGCGCTTCATCAATTTGTAGAGCGTTCGAGTATTTCACATTAGCAAGACCTGTCACTACATCCTTTGGAACATCTAGACCCTGAAGGATACGTTCTAGTACTCGGTCTGCACGTTGAGCCAATGCAGGGTCGAACGAACGCTCAAACTTGAATTGTTTAATGCGGTCACCAAGTTCTGCTGGACCGCGAATGATAAGTGGAACAACTGCTGATGCTGACTCTTCATCACGAATTGGAGTTGTCATTGCATCAATGAGTTGGTCCTCAAATTCATCTTCTGCCTCTTCAGCAGTAAAGGCTGGATTTAGTTCACTATCTGCCTCATCGTATGGATAATCTGGGTCACCTTGTGCAGCAACAGAAAGTCCATCAGGCAAATACAACGCACCAGCATTGAGGCGAGAGCGTGCAGTTGCACGGAATGTTCTGTTGAGGAGAAGAAGTTCAGCACAAAGGTCTAACAATCCACGAAGCGAAGAATCTGCTTCATCTGAATAACGAGGATGTGAACGCCAGATACGACCAACAAAAGCATTGTTGCCAAGTTTGTTTACACCTTGAGTATTGTTACCAGTGTTCTGCTCACGACGACCAATAATGTTATAACCACCACGAGCATCTGCCATAACTTCATCTACAGAGCGAATATCCCAAGACTCTGGAATTCCACTTCCTTTTTTCGCTGGAACTTGTACTAAATAACATTCACCAGCAACAGAAAGATTTAAAGCAGCATCACGAAGTAGTCCTGCTTGTCCACCGTATGCAGAATCTAAACGAGCAAGTGCTCGCTCTGCTGCTGCGCCAAGACGTGGGTCAATAATTGAAGAGTTGCGAACAGATGTTGGTGTTTCAGACGGATTATCAACAGATGCTGCATAAATACGAATTCTTGAAACAACAGAAGCAACTAAATTGAAAGCATATTTGATTTCGCCAATAGCATCGTAGTATTCCCATGCTTCGGCTTGCCATGAAGATGAACCAGCAGCACGACGTTGCTTAAACTGCTCAAATTCTCCCCTGTCATTTATTTTTATTTGAACAGCCGCTGCTGTAAGAGTTCTAGGAGCAGAAAAAGGAAGAGATACTGCTGATGAAGGAGAAACAAAGATAGAAGCAGGCCCTGTGACTTGCTGTGGTTTTTGTTTTAAAACGATTTGACGAGAGCGATTAGTCTTTGAAGACTTTGACTTACGAGAAGTAGATTTCTTCTTAGAAACAGGCGTAACTTCGCCATCTTTAGGTGTTTCTTCGCGTTTGAATACGCTCACAGATAAAACTCCTCGTCATTGTTACGGAGTATCAAGACTACTTGTCCTCATACGCAGTTAACAGGCCAGCAACAGCCGAAAGTGCTAATACAAATGCGACTATGTATGTGGCTTCAGGAATAATGATACGGGATATTGCGAATAATGAGGCGGACCAAATGCTTGTACACCACACACAAGTTAGTAAATAGCCTGTTTTAGTGCTTTCTGGTGGAAACTTCTTCCAAAGCCACTCTCTAGGGGTAGAAAGTACCTCGTCTCTAACTATGAGCCTAGAAAAGCGATATACCGCTAGTCCATAGATAAAAAACTCTAAAAAATCTATGGTCATTGTTCACTTCCTGTCGTAACTATGTTCTTGTATGGGTTCCAAGTCCTTAGTTTTGACCCGCAACCGCAGTTATTGTCTTTACTAAAGGCTACATACTTGCCTGTTTCTGTTTTCACTCTATGAATGCGGTCTTTTTTGCTATAAAACTCTACTTTTTCCTTGAAAACAAGTCTTGGGCCTGATGGAGAGTCAACTGCTATCAGCAGAAGCCCATCAAGCACTGTAACTCGGCAAGCATCAACCTTTCTAGAGCCTTTAGGGGCTCCACCACGAGGTAAAAGTGTTTCTATATCCTCTAGAGAGTCTGGGTCAGCCAATGTAACGACTGCTGGAAAGACATCTGCTTGAATTCTCATCGGGTACTCGTGTATTCGTTAGGTACATAGAACTCATTCCACCCCAAGTGGGACTTAGCAAGCGGGAGAGGCACTAAAAGAGGCTTCTCACGGGTTGCTTTGTTTGGTTCAAGCATATTGTTGAGGTCCTGTGGCACCTTAGCAACAGGGCAGTACATCCAAGAGTCTGTCTCTTGAAGTGTTTCTAGTGGAAAAGCAATTGGGTGGGGAGAATACTCGGTTGTAAAGGTCTCAAGGCGCCTTGCGTTTGGTCTTGAAGTGTTTTTCTTAGCGTTGAACCAAACAGCAACAACCAAATCATCTTCAGAGTAGGTCCCTGTGTTGTTTTTATATGTCCTAGCCATTACTCAATCTCCTCGCCATCGCTCTGTAAGTGACTCCAGCCGCTTCTGCTACGGCTGCGGCAGGTATTCCGCGGTCATATAAGTCCTTAGCGAGAACTGTTAGTTCTCTGTTGGCTTCAGCAAGCGGACTATTAGGTGCTGTCTTTGCTCTGTAGCGTCTAGATAGGTCTGCAAGTTGCTTTAGACGCGGTTTCAACTCTGGTGGGACACCTGGAGATATGGAACGAGTTATTGGAGCGTCTGAAAGCGGTGCTGTAACGGTCAAGGACTTAGGTGGAGTTGGTGGGACTGGTCTTCTTTGAGGTGTAGCAGTCGTATTCTGAACCCAGAAGTGAACTGTGGACTTAGGGCGAACTGGTTTGAGTGAATTAGCAATAACTGCTAACGACCAACCTGTTTCCCACAACGCTCTGATGCGTTCCTTGAGAAGTTGTTCTGATAAACCAGAAAGAAAACGAACTTCGTCTTCTGGAAGTCTGGTCTTTTTCTTCATAGATTTATTGTACAGGATTTTTTACTACCCGTACAAAGACTCAACTGAAGTGTTGAACGTTTACTACAAAAGGACCACCAGTACTTGGGTCCAGTTTTGATGCAATTGTTAATGCTTGACGAACTATTGTTTTAGCGCTGGATAAAGTTCGCTTTCTACTTTCCAAAGCAGAGTGCATAGCGCCTAGAGCGTAATGTGCTCCAGAACCAACAGCGTATATCCCGCTTTCATCATGTGCCCAAGAATAATCCTCACCAATCTCATAAATAGTTGAATTGACAATTACTAACAGTTGGCTATCGTGTTCGCCATCTTTAGAGTAAGAGTTCTCCTCAAAGCATCGCTTGAGGTCTGGGATAAAGTGAGTAGTAATAAATTTATCTAGTTTTGTCCCGTAAGAGGTCGGATTTATTGTTGGTGGTTTGAAAACGTATGAAATAAGGTTTACAGCACGCAAGTCTCCAGCAGCACCTAAAAGGTATTGCCCATTCTTAATTAGTTTGCCGTTGTCCTTTGGAAGCGTATAAATGCGTGAGTTATCTTCTGTGACTCGTGAGTCATAGCCAACGACAGCCCAGTTCTCGCCCTGAATAGCCGCAATCGTTGTCATGCCTTGTACACCCTTACCTTTTGTTAGATTTTAGACTAAGCCGTCCCACAAGTCGCTACGGAGTTTTTCGTACTTCTCTCCGTGATAACCATTTCCTCTATTAGAAATATCTTCATCTCTTTGAAGAGAGTCTAGTGATAGAACAGCAATAAAATCAGTATCTTCAAACATAATAACTAGTTTTGTGTCGCCATCTGCTGGGTCGTCCACAATGGCAGCCATGAACGGCTGAGCAGAACCATTTGGGTGATAATCCTTAGCAACTATTTCCATACGAAAAAGACTAAGGGGTATTTAGACTATGCTATTTGTTTTATTTGTCAAGTCACTCGTTACACCAACTCCAATCAAGACAGGTAGAAAGGAGTTGGCGGAGCGGAAGGGTGAGCCGCTCTCATCTCAGTGGTGTTGAAAGGGGGATGACTTCACCAACTGAGGTACTACAACTTTAACATATAACTGGAGCAGCAAGAGTATTGGACGATAGACTAAAATATATGAACCTTTCCATATTTTGGTTTTGACCTGTGAGACGGGTACGCTTGTTTTTAGCCTTCGTCGAAATCGTTTCCGGAAATAAATGACTTACAAAGAATAATGTTTTTAGTTTTCTAAAAAATCGTTCCAAGCAAAGTCTTTTGGGCTTTTTGTTTTACTTTTTACTTGTATAAAATGTTTTTTGGTTGCCTATGTGTTTTTTATTTTTCTAAGGCTTGTTATAAATCTTTATTCAACTATAAACTTTTACTTGATACTTATGCTACTGACTAGTAGTGTCTGGTCATGTCTGGTCATGTCTGGGCTAGGAAACTACAAACAACTCAGATACACCCTCTTGCTTGGTGTCAAAAATGTGAAGGTTTTTTATAACAATTTGATAACAAAAAAGACACGCCTAGTCTTTACTTGACAAAGGCTAGACTATGTTCTAGTGTTATCTATGTAGTCAAAGCGACTACAACTAAGGAAAGGGAAGCAAAAGAAAATGGCTCAACACGGAGTAATGATTTCGGTAGATGAGGGCAAGGGATACCCAACTAACTACTCTTTCGTAGTAGATACCACCGCACAGGTTAGGGAACTACTCCTAAAGACCACCGCACCGATTACAGAGGTAATCGTCACAGAGGAAGCCTACGGAAAGGAAGCCCGTATGCTAACCGCAGAGGAAATCTTAGGGATTGTTCTAAATCACCCAAGACAGGTTCTATCCCTAGCCTAAAAAGGCTTGACAAAGACCCCCCGCATAGGGGGGTTTTTTGTTGCCTAAATCATAGACACGCCGTATAGTAAAGACTTGACAAGCGTAAGTTTAGGGCATAGTATTCACCCATAAGCACAAGGAGTGCTAAAAGGAGACAGAACAATGAACTTGCTAGACGAAATCGCAGAGTGGTTTGATACCGCAGACGCTCAACTTCTCGGAGTGGGTGGGGCTATGGTTGTAGTTTTTACTCTCTCAATACTTGGCGCACTTGGACTTCTAGGCTAAGGAAAAAGTAAAAATGGCAGACGAAATGACAGACCTAAAACAATGTCCTAGATGTAAGGACTACTACACAGGCTACCCCGCACTATCCCGCAGGGATAACAAGACCGCTATCTGCTCTAGGTGTGGCACAGACGAGGCTATGAGAGAGTGGCGAGGGCTACCCCCTAAAGAGTTTTAGACCCCCCTAAAAATGTGGCGAGAAACACACCCGCAGGGCTTGACAAGCGTAAAACTAGGGCATAGTATTAGGGCATAACAAAGGAAAGGAAAGAAAATGCGAGGACTACCTGATAGTGCGATAGTAGGAACTTACAAGCGACTACACCGCAAGCCAAAGCGCAAGCACTATGCCACCCACGAGGAAAACCTACAAAACTTAGGCGCAGGTATTGAAGGCAGTTTCAGAGTGTTGGCAACTATCCTAAAGCCAATAGCAAAAGTAGTAAAAAGTTTTCAATAAAAGACCGCAAAGAGTAGGGGGAAAAAGTAAAATGACAAAAGCAACCCGCACAAGCGAGTGGGATAAAGGAACTCATAACGACCATTGGCGAGAATACTTCGGGGGTATAGAGTGCCTAGAGTGCGAGGAGAAAGTGCCTTTCGGCTCAGAGGTCTATAACGAGGGTGGAACTAATAACTACCTATGCGTGTCGTGTTTCTAAAATGCTTGACAATGCTAGCCGTATAGGTTAGCCTTATACAAAGAAAGGGGGTGCTATCAAAATGCTAGCGATAACACTAGACGCAGAAGGCGTAGCAAAAGAGATAGAACTTACAGAGGG